CTCAACATAACTATACATCTGTTCATGCTCTTTAATTACATTGTCAGCACTAGCACAATACATCTTAAAAAAGTTTAAAGTATTCTCATCAACTTTGAATTGTCTTGAATGACAATAAGAACTTCCAATTGTCCAAAGTTTGAAATCATTTTCCCACTTGTGAACTGGTTTCTGTATTGATTGATCTTCGTTAGATGAATTTTGAAAACCCAAATAAGAATTTACTGCGCTTTCATCATTGTAATATTTTGGGTTTCTTTTTGAATAGTCATTATCAATAGACAATTTAAAATCTGGATTTAAACCTTTTGATTTTAATTCATCTCGATAATATGCTCTAGCAAAATTTCTACCCATATCAAACCTTACATGGACTTCATCTTTTGCGTCATATTCTCTACCCTCATCATCAACTTTTTTAATGTCCCTTTCAACATAGAAACAATTATCCTCATACAATTCGCCACCAGAACGATTGTATTTTGAAATCATTCTTCTAATTGTATCAACATCTTCTTGTGGTTGATGATATCTTACAACTTGTTCAATCTTCTCTTTTGCCTTTTCACGCATAAGATCATATTGTTCTTTTGCTTGTATCAACTTGTCTTTTACTTTATCTTCGTAAAAAGACTGAAATTGATCTGCAATCACTTTTCGCTTTTCTGCGTTAAGTGTCATTCTCTTTTCTTTAGTCATGCTACCTCTACTTTCTTTGTTATTTATTTTTTGCATAATTTGTTTTTTAGCACTTGACTTATGGATTGTCAAGTATTATATAGGATATGTACCTATCTTTTTTGTAAGTTTTAGATAGCACCTAAACAAAAACTTTCGGGACAACTTCTGGTTGTGGTGTAAAGTAGATTGAAAGAGATCCAAACACACGCACAACTAGAACTGATCCCTGATCCAATTGGTATAAGATGCTTTAATACGCTAGCGAGCCTTTTGGATCAGGGATCAGACTGATCCCTGATCTCTGGCAGTCGATAGGCTGTTAAGCCCTGGTGCACCGGTAAACAATTGCCGCTGGGCTTCAATCCAGAGATCTGGGATCAGTGAGAGGACTCTACTTTCCGCCTCGGGGGTTAAACAAACCTGGAAAGGTTGCAGAGCCTCGCTGGTCGCTCGCATCTTGAACTAAGCATCCAGCTGGTGTTATGCTGCGTATTAATTGGCAGTGTTCAATCTCTGCGGGCCGCAAGCTTCAAGCAGCAAGCTTCAAGCAGCAAGCAACAAGCTTCAAGCAGCAAGCCGCAAGCTTGACAAGAAAGGATTAAAGGATTATATAGGACATATGAAAACAGATGAAGCATTAAAAATTATCGGAGGCAGCCTGAGCAAGCCTTCAAAGATGCCGGGCTGGTCGATAGGTTTACCGGCCAAGGAATGCAAGACAGGCGGCAAGCTCCAGAAGATACCAGGCAGCGTCTGTTATGATTGCTATGCCCTGAAAGGTTGTTATGTTTTTAAAGTTGTGCAAGATGCACAATACAGGCGGCTGGCAGCCATCAAGAACCCGAGCTGGGTCGATGCAATGGCGCATTTAATTAATTCAAAAAAGCCGGATGTGTTTCGATGGCACGATAGCGGCGACGTCCAAGACTTAGACCACCTGATGAAAATTTATGAAGTATGCGAGCTCACGCCATCCAAGCGTCACTGGTTACCGACTCGTGAAGCATGGATCAAGAAACATCTCGACAGCAAGCCTACAAATTTAGTCATACGATTCAGCGCGCCCATGGTGAACCAGCGGGCGCATGCGTCGTGGCCCAACAGCTCGAGCGTAGTCACAGGTAAAGACTTTAACTGCCCAGCTTCAAAGCAAAACAACGAATGCAGAGATTGTCGAATGTGCTGGAATCCTGAAATAAAAAATATATCATATAAAGCTCATTAAAATGTTTAGACACCCAAACTATTATAAGAATTTGCGCAAGCTAGCGCGCAATAGGGATTCGCACGTAAGGCCCATTTCAGGCAGTGCGGATTCCGCAACGGACCAGGCAATTAGCAAGCAGCAAGCGACGGCTTCAAGCACGCGTTCGCCTGGTTCGGGCCTGAAGCAACAAGCTTCAAGCGCCAAGCTCAAAGATCCTCAAGCAACAAGCGACAAGCATCAAGCTCCAAGGCACAAGCGTCAAGCTTAAAGCCACAAGCAACAAGCTCCTTGATTCTAGAACCACGGAAAAGTTTCAAGCACCCTGAACCGAGGTGCTCTAGCAAGATAAATGTATTGTTAGGATGTTTCACATGAAAGGCTATTTGATGTGGACTAAAGCGTACCTTGTTACCTCTCGTAACTTTTAACTCTAGTGTAAAAAAGTGGCCATTAGCAGTATAACCCAATAGATCGGGAGTGCCAAATAAGCTATTGTTTTCAATCCTAATCCAGGAAATTTTAGTGATAGATTTTTTAATTTTTGCATATAATTTTCGCTCGGGTTTCAAGGTAACTAGGGCTTTCTAATCAGGTGTTTTAGGAGCGATAATTATCTTTTGACTCTCTGGTTTTAATACAACACGAATTGTATTTTGTCCAATTATATTTGACTCTTGTACTTCAATTTTTTTTATCTCTTCCAAGTGATGACCGACTTGCATGTAGATACGAGCGTTACCAATACCAGTAGTTTTCTTTCCTCTGATAACCGTAAATTGTTCTAAGTATTCCTGTAGATGTTTAACAAACATTATTGACTTTATAACCATGTTACCTTAAATTGTCAATCATGGGATTACCAAAGAGATTAACAGAGATGCAACAAAGGTTTGCTGAGTTCTTAGTATTCGGTGGACCAGAAGGACCAATGACTCAAACAGAAGCAGCACTCGCTGCTGGGTATAGTCCTAAACGTGCAAGACAGGAAGGATCAGAGTTGTGTAACCCAAGACTATCACCGCTTGTTGTCAAGTATATTGGTGAACTGAAAGAAGAAAGATTACGAAAACACGAAGTGACTTACGAAGGTCACGTTGCAGAACTTGCAAGACTTAGAGAAGCTGCTTTGAAGAAAGGTTCTTTCTCTTCTGCTGTAAATGCTGAAGCCAATCGAGGCAAGGCAGCAGGATTATACATAGACAGAAAAATAATAAAAACTGGGAAACTAGAAGATATGTCAGAACAAGAGTTAGAAGCAAAAATGAAACAACTTTTAAACGACTACGGGCAAATAATTGACGTGACTCCATCTAAAGTTTCTGAATCTTCTTCACCCAAGCCCGAGGAATCATCGTCCGATCCCCAAAACTAAAACTACCATCATCTTCTCTGTCGTAAGACGCAAATAGTTTTACAGAGTTTTTATCTTTTGAATACAACCAACCTTCGTTTACAGGTCGTGCAAACTTCATCTTATCAAACTCTTTGTCAGTAGCCCAGCCCGAGTCGCTCACGCAGTCGATCCACTCCACCCGGACTTTAGGATAAGGTATGTCGGGAGTTATTGAGGCTATTGCTTTTCGTCTTTTCCTAGGCATATAAGTTTATATCACAGAATTTTTTATTTAAAATATGCATTCGCGCGCGTGAACCGAAATTTGATGGTACATTAAAAAGTGTACCAAAAATAAAAAGTGTACTAAAAAGTGTACCATAAAACGCTATATTTTATGCTAAAAAACAGTCAAAAGTACACTTGGACACTTTTTTTCGGAGATAAAAAAATATTTTTTGTAATCTGTCACAGAATCTTATAGTACGTTTTTATCTGCCACATTCTTGCCATAATGCAGCTCCATTACTGCCAACTTGTCCTCAGCACCAGATATCTTAGCTAACAACTTATCTACCTCACCTGTAATATCAGGATGTTCAGGTATTATAAGTTCTTGTTGACTGAAACATTCAATCTTATACTTTGCATCTTCTATTTCAGCTTCGTATTTCTTCTTTAGAACCATTCTAAGTTTATTGTTCATCGTCGTCCTCCATTTCTCTCATTTCTATATACCCATCTTCATCTTCGTACATTACCCATTGAGTCTCACCATCGTAGTAATACCCATGTATTCTGCCTTTACGCTCCATTAAAAAAATCCTCCGGGTTCATTGGTTTTACTTTCTCCTTTTCATCAAAAATTAAGTCATGATACATGTCCAATCTTTTCAAAAACTTATGTTTATATTGCCTTAATTCTGCCCCACTTACGACAAATTCTTGATAATATAGGTCAGGCGTGCATACCATGATAACTCCCTGCTCGATTCTTGATTGGTGTACGTAGTCATGGGCCATGGCGTACGCTGCGATTTGCAGATAATAATCTTCGATCCATTCTTTCTTCTTCGGACGATTAGCTTGTTTGAA